GTCCCTGCCCCGGCGGCAGTAAACCGTCCACCCGTGGTCCCCTGCTGCGTTGACGCACAGCCCCGCGACTAAAACTACTCCCTAGTGCTCTGGTGACCGCTGTCATGTCGGGTAACCGATCGCAATTACACGGTTCCCGCAGACCCCAGCGTCAGGTATTACCCCCCACAGGCCTTCAACAGCCACGGGGTGGGGTGGCCGCCGTTAACCAGCCCGAGGGCTGCGGCAGTTTAAGCCCCCTAGTGGGACGGCCCGAAAGCTCGGACTTACCGGACACCGCTAAAACCAGAGTGAACTAACTTTCCTTTTAAGACCACCCAGAAACTACACCCGCCTCGGACTAGAGGTCAGCGGTGCTATACTCAGGTAGTATAACACCCGAACTGTCGAACCGGGAAGCCCAGTTCTCGAGTTCCACTAGCCCCTCCCTTTCCTCCTCAGTTTCAAACTCGTCAGGAACGAGAAAGAAACGAGGCCTACTCTTTCGTACCGCCCGGCGGTAGATCTTACCGGGGTCCCTCTCTCCGACAAAAAGAGATGGACACTCTGCAGCGACCGCTCTCCACCAAGACTCGAAAGTCAGGTAAGAGCGGAGGCCAGAGTGATAACGGTACGTCCGACGTACTTTCCCGCAGGACGGAGAAAATACGTCTCTCTTCAAAGCTCCCCGCCTCCCGTTCGACCAGAAGAAGCTCCTAAGAACCTCAGCTTCCACGGGAGTAGGATCCCGCCCACGGATCCTCCTCAGCCCTTCCTCATCGCTAGGGTCAGACTGCTCGGGCAGAGCAGTAGGATGACGATGACGAAGGAGTCCCGCTTCCCGGAGAAACGAGACATAGGTCGAATGACCTAACTGAGAGGGGAGCATACCCCAGTGCCTACCGATCCTTGCCCGCCAGAAGGCATCAACAAACCTGGGACCTGCCTTCCTCACAGCCAAAGCCATGTGAAGGATCCCAGGGAAATCGGTAGGCGCTCCACCTCTCCTCAAGTGGCGGACCTCGCCCCACTTGCCCCCCTGCTTCAGGAACGTAGTCGAGTTGACCTCGACTACGTTCCTCGCCCGTATTGTCTTATCATCGTTGAGTCGGTACCCCGAGGGGTAGTCCTGCACGGTGATAGCTCGCTCGGCAGAGATGACCGCATCATCCCCATTAACGAGTATACGGGGACTCCTACAGCCGCGCGCCGCGAACGAAGCGGCGCAGTAGGAGTGAAGGCATAACAGGGGGAAGGAGAGGTAGCCCCCCATCATCTGTCCGTGCGCCACGTACACCATCTCGCCCGACGCAGCTCGAAAGCCGGGTCGGTAAGACTGCTTCGCGAGGGAAAGCAGCCCATCCGGTAACCACTGAGAGCACCGAAAAACCGAATCGAGAATGGTGTCAGTCACTAAGTGACTGAGACCGTCGGTGGCATTAACCAGATCTACCGAGGTCTGGTAATCCCCGACACAGACAGATGATATCCTCTTTGGGGTCGGAGGACCCACAAGGAGCCAGTCAGTACGGGTCAGATGGTCGTAGATCATCCGGTGGAGGGGGGCCAGCAAATCAATATACTCCGAGTATATCAAGAGTGGCCTTACCTTACCCGCGCTGAGAACCTCCTTGTACCTCGCCGTCAGCCTCTCGGGGACAAGTCCCCTCAAGGCGAGGTCAAAGTACTCCCCTCTGCGACCGCTCCAAATACGGTCGGCCCTAGACTTCAAGGGCTCTCTGGCAGTCGGATTAGGAAGATGTTCGCCGACGTAACGAGCATAATCCCGATCCCACCCAGAGGGGAATAAGGACTCCACCCTTTCGCGAACGAAAGTCAGGAAGTCCTCGGATATGGGGGGGGGGTTAGAGAGCACATTCGCTTCCCAAGCAGAACGTGCTGACGGAGTGTGTCGCTTACAACCAGCTGGCAGGTTGCGTTTGAGAGAGTTCACAGAGTGAGCTAACTCCCAGCGTTCTCGGCGACACAGCCTTTGGAGGCCGTTCATTCCCACACGACGGGGAAAAGCTACAGAGGTCCGCTCCTTACCCTGTAGCAAAAGGAAAGAGAGGAAACGAGACAGCTGGCTGGCCTCGCAATCCGGAAGCTCACAGTACGGAAGACCGTACCGCTGCCGAATGATTGCAAGGCCATTATGGATCGTTTCCTTGGTACCGCGTAGGCTAGACACGCACACGCGGCACCGCTTAACCCCTGAACCGCTGGCGGAATTATCAGGGGTAGCAGCCCGATTACGGCGGCCGCTA